TTCATCGCTAACTCTGACGCAGCGGCGGACGCATTGTTTGCCGCCGACTCGCTGCGTCTTGAGATTCTCCATGCTCGATATGTCGTAAACCCATCGAGAATGCAGAACGCCGTCCACACGGACGACAGAGCTACCCAAGCCCACGCAACGTCTTTCACGTCTGCGCCTGCGCGCCTCGCACAGACGCTCGCTCCGTGTTTGGAGAGTGATCCGCATGCTCCGCCGACTTGCGCGAGAGCATGCTTACGACACCATCGAACTTGGCCTCCAGTCGCTTGTCGAGTTCTTGAGAGACGTGATTCTTGATGACCGAAACGCTATCAGTGACCTGGTTTGTAACATGGCTCTGCGTCGCAGCCGCGGACTCGCTGATTTGTCCGCGCGTGCTCACAAGCTCGACGGCAACGTTTGCCCAAGCGGCGGGCATGCTTGTCGTCATGGCGTCGCCTAGCTTTCGTATGGTGTCAGCTTCGGCGTCCGCCTTCCTGATATTCGCCGCCATCTCGCCTTCTATTTTTTTGATGTTGGCCGAAGCCTGCGCCTTATCGTTTTCGATGCGGGCTTTGATCCACTCAGGAGCAACCCGAAGCACGATGATGAGCGCCACGGTGACGATTGAAAGACCAGCCCCAAACTCGCGCATGAACTCAAACAGCAACCTATGAACCGCTTCCATCCGTGCCTCTTTCCGCCGTTAGTCGTTACCGACCTCACTACCATCCAGCCTTGTATACGTCACGGACACGCCGTACACAACCATGCCCGCGACGGAATCGGTTCCGCTCTCGGGTTCTACCTGCAAAAGGTAGGTTTTTGCCGTCGAGTCGATGACGGTTCCAGCGCCTCCGTTGATGACCGGGGTCACGTTGTGGGCCGTGTCGCGGTAGGCGGTCGGCGTTCCGCCCGGCGCAACACCAGCGGGGTCCATAAGCTGCCCGAGCTGATTCTGGACAAGCGTCGCCGTGTCCTCTTCGATGACCGTCACGACAGGCGCGAACTGCGGGAGCGGGTTCACGAACGAGCCGCCACCCTTCAGCTTCACAGAAACCGAGTCGAGGCGGACACCGTTTGGCAGGTCGAGCTGAATGAAGAGCAGCGCGCCCGAGTTCGTAAAGATACAGTTCGGCTTGCCTGAATTCGTCGGGATCCAGGAAAGCGCGCCAGCGATAAGGTGCCCATGCCAAATCATCGGCACCTTGCGCGTGACGGGAGTATCAATGCCGAGCTGATACGAAGGGGCCTTGACAGGGTTTCCGCAGATGATTAGGCCAGACAGCGCGCCGTCGATTGTGATTCCAGAGTTGCCGTCAGCGGCCAAGATGAGCGTGCCGGCGTCGCCGTAGACCTGCGTTGCGTTTACGAGGTTGAACGAGCAGTTCGCGGACGCGTCGCGCAAGGCCACTGTGTCAGGCGTTGCCGCCGTGTCTGTCGGGAGCAGCGAACCGGCCGCGAGACGAATCACGTCGTTGAACTTTTTCGTCCACCCAAACGACGAGCTGCCCTCCGTTGTCTCGTCGAATGCGGCAAGGCGCAGACCAGACGAGAGCACATAGACGCCGAACCGGGTCCGCAGCGATTGATCCACGCGGCCGTTCGCGTCGACTCCGCCGTTGACAATGCTCTCAAAGATGAGGGCAGAGCCTTGTTCGGTTGATGGGTACGTGCATGTCTTGGTGACGCTGTTGATCGACATGCTCAAGTTGATCGCGGCGGACGAATGACCATCGTCCGTCGAGAGGCAAGTAATCGACCAAGAGTTGACGCCAGCGATGTCAGCGAGCTGAATCGTGACGAGGTTGAGCGCCGGAACATCGACGCCGTTTGTCGTGAGAAGACCGTTTACCGTGCATTGAGGATTCGCCATATATTCATCGCCCTTCGTCGTAGCGTGAAACCTTGTACGTTACTGTCATCCCGAAATATCTTGTTCCAACGATGGCGTTTACACCATCTTCGGTCTGAAACCTGACCGTGTAGTGAGATGTTGCCCTATTAACAATCACTCCGACGTTCGTTACTGATATGGTGGACGTTATGCCAGAATAGTTCGCAATGTCGCTCGCGAAGTCCGACGGGACTTGCGCCTTTTGGGCTAACGTCGTGCTGACGAAGCTACCGATGACTCTCTTGGAAAGCGTCAAAATCGGCATTTGAGCCGGGAACAGTACGTGACCTGACACTGTTCTGTACCACACAGTCACCGTACCAATCTCACATCCATTCGGCAGATCGAGCGCAATCTCACAAGCCGCCCCGACCACCGTGGTTGTCAACACGTCGACCACCATTGGGTCATCTTCCCATTGCGACGATTTGTACCGAGAGACGGAATAAGGCATCGTCCTAAAAATGGATCGCTCGTCCAATAAGATCCGGTTCGATGCGCCTTTTACGGTCACAGTTCCATCCAAGTCCACAACAGTCGTGGCGGACGTGGCGACTAGTCCAGCCGTAACGTCGATGCCTGCCGATAGTGTTGGCCTCGCGTTGACCGTGATGTTCGAGGCTGGGGCGAACGTCAAAGTCGAGCCGCTCTGGTATGTGTCAGACGAGCCAGAAGCGTGCGTCTCTGTCGAGCCACCGGAGTGCGTCTGCGTTGACGCGTTGGCGTGAGTCAATTCGGCGCCACCGCCGATAAGAACAGCTACTCCGCCTTGGATGTCGACGACACCAGCGGACACAGCAAGACCGGACTGACACGTCACGGCGGCAGCGTGCGTCACGGCGGCATTCGTGGTCACGATGCCGTTGGTTGTCGTCGCGCCAGCTACCGTGAGAGCCCCAAGCGCGTTCGTCAGGCCAGAGATATTTACGCCGCTCGCGAACGTCGCGAGACCAGAGAAAGATCCGGTCGTGCTCACGAGCCCGCCGTTTGCGTTTAGCGGGCATTGGAAGTTGGTCGTGCTTCCAACCAAAGCCGTGATGAAGCCGTCAACGATCTGGATCCCGCTGCCAGCGGCAACTGTGATCTGCGAACCGGATAGGCAAGCGATCTCTGCGCCGAGTAAAAGCCTAACAGACGCGCCGTTGCCAACGTCAATTCGTGCGCCGCTGTCCAGCGTGATGATGCCAGGAACCGTGTCACCCGTCTTGTCGACGGCATTCGACACGTTGATGTCGAGCTGGTTGATTTGACCGCTCGTGAGCTTCTCATTCAGTGCCCATCCGCCGGGCTTCACTCGCGAAAACGACATACAGCCTCCTCAGTCGAAACGTTGATTGTCCAGGTTTGCATCCTCGTCGAGGTAGAACCCTGGTCCGTTCTGCCCGTCGTTCACCCAATCAAAGCGCATCCATGCGCCGATCAGGTTGTTCGCACTCTCGTACAAGCTAGCCGCCTTCGTGTAGAACTCGTTCGTGCTCATCTCTTGAGGTTTTGATATTACAATCGCGACGTGTCCGACCGAAGACGCGAACGGAGACATCTCTGGTCCGATCAAGTTGCCGTCAAGAAACGTTGGCCCGCCTGGGACGAAACCACCTCCGGGGACGTACGTCGTCGCGTCCATCGGATCCGTGAACTCCAGTTTGACGAAGATGTCTCCGATGGTCCTCACGAGGTAGTCGTTAAGCGTTGACACCTGCGTACCGGCGCCGATGAACTCGAACTTCGCAGCTACAGCGTCACGCCGATCGTGAAGAGACTGGCCAGGGGTCGGAGACAGGCCAAGGATCTTCTCCCACCGTGGGAGGAAGTCGGTCATTTTGGCCGGGTTCCACTGGTTCGCCATCCTTTGAGCCATGCCGTAAAGCGACCAAAGGACGCGCGCCGTAGCGTGGTTCTCTACCCATGCCACCGTCCCGCGCTCGCTCGCGATGGCGGTCCCCATGGCGTCGGCGTATGCGTTCTGAATGGCCTCCAAGTCAGTGTCGGCGGCTCCGCCTAGCTGCATCGGGAACGGGTTGAATCCGCCTAGGCCTCCCATTAGTAGACCTCGACCTCGATACGCTCGCCTGCGAAGTCAGCTTCGATTCCGCTCAAGTTGAACAAGAAAAGATCAACCGTGTTCGGGTCAACCTTGATTCCCCTCGTGAGACCAGGTACGCCGGTAAGGATCTGCCCCTTAGCTCTCTTGAAGCTCCAACTCTGCGTGTTGCCGAGAAAGTCGATGCACGTCGCGGGGAACACGAACCGATACCAGCCTTCAGCCACACGAAGCACGCTTGGGTAGTTCGCCGCGCCGTTGCCGACGACAGAATCGAACGTGCCAGGGGTGAGCGTGCCGGTGATGCCGTCGTTCGTAAACTCAAGAGACGCTCGAGGCGCGAGGCGTGAAAGGCCAGCGACGATCGCGCGCGTCTGGTTTGACACGACATCCGGTAGGTCCGTTGTCGGATCCACAACCTCGGTGTAATTCGTCAGCGCTCCGCCGAGTTCTTCAAACGATGCTGTTCCAGGTAGAATGGGCATTATATCACTCCGGGTAGAAGGCAATCTTGGCAGGAATAGCGATGGTCGGCGACAACTTGTACCCAGTCGCGGGCGTGAGCGCCGGGACTGATGTCAAGAAACTGGCATCGTAGACTTCCTCGCCACTCGTAACGACTCGACGGACGGCGAATGGACCCATTTGGGACGGTGCGGTATATGACGCAAGAGGCTGGCGAAGAGCACGAGGCAAAAGCCCAGGGTTTGATGTCTTCTCACTTGGCCCCAGCTCCGCGAACGCGCCAAGCAACGCGGTGATGTACGCGTCTACCCGCTCCGCGTCAGGGAACACCCAATCGCCTACGCCGATCGGAGCATTGGTCGAGCTATCGGAGAAGATGCCAACGTCGGTCGAGACGAGCCAATTGTTAGGAAAACCAAGCGGATCGGGTTGCGACGCCGCGACGATGGTCGCCTTGTAGACCTTGAAGTTGACCGGCGACACGTAGACGAACTTGCCGCCAACGATCGGCGTTCCAAAGCCATGAATCACGAAAGACGTTGACGATGCGACAGAAACCACGGACGCATACCCAACGGACACGTCAGGCAACGGCCACGGGTTACCATCAACCCAGCCGCCACCTGGTCCAGGCGGACTCGCGCGCCGAGACGTTGGAATTGACATGCCCATCGACACGTCAATGGGAACGTCGATAACCGACGTGACGACGATATCGGCGAAGCCTGGGAACGCTCCAATCACGAACGGCGCAATCGTTTGGTCAACGACAAGTTGAGCCACCGCCCTCGTTTTGTTGGTTGCCGTCGGCGCTCCTACGACAGCGACGTGCAGCGTGTTTCCGCCGTACACGCCTGGATATACGAAGGCGCGCTGGACGAACGTCGATGACTTTTCCGCAACGTCCGCGACATGAGACCAGTTTCCACCACCGGGCGGGTTGCGGTAGTAGTCGATGACGCGTTGGCGCAGACCTTCAATCGTCTCTTGGTCAACACCGCCGCGGAGCCCACCGGCAGACACGATCGCCGTCTGGTTGACGAAAGGAGGCGGTGAGGCCCAACGCAGGGTCGTGCCGGCCTCAAGATTCGTCGACGTGCCCGTGTCGATGGCGCGAATCGGAACAAGGTCCGAGCTGAGATATGGACCAGGCGCGAGAGCCTCGTACGACAACCCGGAAGCATCCAAGAGCTGCGCGCCCGTAGGGACCGCGACGGGCAGGGATACGCTCGTGCTGATAATCGCGGAGCCGATTGAAGGGCCAGCGGGACGCTGGTCTCGCTTGATGATTCGCGCCAGACGGCGAAGGTCTTCAGGGTCGCTCGTGCCAGCCGTGTCTGGCATCTGCGCGTTAGCTTTGATTTGGACAAGGTTTCCGATGTCTTCCCCGAACGCACCAAGAGCGTCGCCGCGCACATAGTCAAGCGTCCCGCTCGACACGTTGACGTTATCAAAGCCGATCCCTTCAAGGCCAGCTTTGACCGTGCGCGTGTAATCCTCTCGGATATCTTCGCGCGTCTTTACTGCGAACTCTTTCGGGTCAGCCATTCGTCCACCTTGCCGTCTCGGTTTCGCCGTTGGTGAGGTTTTTCCAAACCACCAAGACTTCGATGCCAGTGATCTTGATGCGGTTCGACTTGACGCTCACGACCTCAACAAGCCGACGAGACACGAGCGCCTCAAGAGCAGCGGTTACAGCGTCGCGCACCTTCTGCGCCGTCGTCTCCGAAATCGTCGTGATCTTGAAGCTGATACCTAGGTCACGAACAACAGACGAGCCGAGAAGCGTGCGCAGCGCGAGGTAGACTTGCTGCGAAACGCTGTCCATTCCGCGATGAATGCCAGTTACGGGGTCGCGCACGATGTCGCCGGAGACGCTGTTAATCTCGGCGGCGTTCCGCTGCCCCTTGCTCTTGTCGAGGAAGAGCAAGGCGGCGGTAGAGTTCATGCGCAAAGGTTTACCGTAACCAAACGCAGAGGTCCCAACAGGACAGTTACCTAGTCCCTGGTCAGCCATCACGCGCCTCTCCTCGCATCAAGTCCACGGTCTGAAGGCTCTAGCACCATGAAAGCGATGGCGCACCCTAACGCACACGTACTCACGCCGCCGTCACCTTCAGCGACGTGATGGTGACTGGCGGAACGTTAGGGATGCCCAGATTAGTAAGCGCGGCCGAGACGGTCGTAATCCAAGCGAGGAGCGAACCCGCGTCTGTCACCACCGGGATGCCTCCAGAGCCGCCTAGGCTCACGCTGGGGGCGTCAACCGACACCGACGCGGACGCGCTCACGTTGACCGAACCAGACGCGCTCACGACGATGTTCGTCCCGTTGCCAGCGTCCAGTGTTACTGTCCCGTCGCTCGACACTGACAGTTTTACGTCTGCGCCACCGCTCCCGTTTCCGTTCTTGACGATGGTGTCAATGCGCGCCGCAGACCCGTCGTCATGAAGGTGGACGCTTCCCGTCCCGGCGCCGTTGGGACCAGACGCGAAGATGATCGTCTCGCCCTCTTTTAGCGCGGCGGCTGCTTTTTGAGAACGAAGGTCTCGCGAGCTGTAGCAAATATCTCTACCGCTCGTCTCGTGAGATAACACCTGGCAAGCGGATGCGCCCTGCTCCGCGAGCGATGGTCGTGAGGCGAAACCAACGTGTTGCCACCACTCGGCGTTGTCGCAAACGACCTCTCCGTTTACAGCGTCGCCGATCTGCGCTGAGATGGCGCCGTTGTTTTGGTTGACCGAAGTGGTCATGATGTCGTGGCCGATGTCGCTCATGTTCCAAGCTCCAACGTGAATGGCTTGATGAGGCGCAGCTCTGTGCGTCCACCTTCTCCGCGGCTCTTTGAGAACGTCCTGTCGATGACCCAAAGGCGCTCGTGAATGCCCAAGTAGTCGTCGTCGACATCAACAAGCGTGTTCATTGCCCAAGGAACTTCGTTGTACGTGTGCCCCTTTACTTCGTACGTCGCCGAGAAGTATTCCTTCTGCTTTTCGGACAGCTTACGCCGAGTGAACGCCTCTAGCTGCGCCTGCGTTTTGCTCTCGTCGTCGCGGACGATCATGATCTGCGGCTTGCGTCTTCCGACGATCCGATCGTCGTCTGGAATAAGCGCGTCACGAAGAGGCAGCACTTTTACGCCTGGATACCGAGCAATAAGATCGCTCACGCTTTGCTTGAGGCGCTTGTTGTTGTAGACCGCCGTCAGCTCGTTTACGGCGATGCACTTGAGCTTGATCTTCTCCATGTCCTGTCCGGTGGATTGGCCAATGGCCAACACGCATGACGGTTGGTCTCCGTTTGTCTCGGACCCGCCGCGCAAGACGTTGTTCACAAGCTCGTCAGAGCGTCGTCGGATGAGACTATGAGCCGGAGCCCTCGTGAAGTTTGGTGCGTCAACGATGACACCACTCCCGTCCGCCGCCATCCACATGCGGAGCCCAAGCCGCGAAAGGATGCGTTCAATGACCTGCATCGCGCCGTCGCCGAGTTTGGGCTTTAGCTGGTCGAGTGGGATGGCTTTTAGGTCCGGGCGGTTTCCTGCGATGAACTCTGTGATCGTCTTATTCACGTAGACGACTTCCGTCCTCTGCTCCGCTGCGTTCTCTCGCGCTACCGCCTCCTTTACCTCCCTCGTTCTTGCTTGCGGAATGCTCTTGCCTTTCGATAGACCAGTGACGATGTTGTAATTCGAGTCGTCGCCGACATATATCTTGCTTCCAAATGATCCGAATTGGATAAGGATAGCGGACAGGAAGTCGCTCACGGACTGCCCAGACGTGATGCGGATCTTCGGGTCAAGACTTGCTGAAACGACGGGGCCTAGAAAGTCGCGCCCGCTAATATGGTAGACCATGCCGCGATCTCGACTGTGCTCTTTGCGCACCTTGTCGATGATTCCGGTCATTTGCGTCTTGCCGTTTATGTCAATCGTGATCTCCGCGCCTTCAGCCAGCGCGGCGTTGTACGTGGTCGGGTCGTTCGTTGAGAACGTAAAGTCAAACGCCGCCGATGGCGTCATGAAATCTTCGCGAATCGAGTAGCTTTCCCAGGTCTTGATCTCGATACCAAGTCCTGTGAGGCTCACGGTTACCGTGTCGAGTTCGCTTTGGCCATCATCGAGCGGCATTATGGTTTACCTCTTCACATAGTAGCGGATCAACGTGTTGGCACTCACGGCGGGTCGAGTCCTAGGTAGGCCGGGGTTCAATGACAGCAGTTCGGCGACGGAGCAACCGAGCGAGACGCTAAGGCCCACGATGGTCGTGTTCTTGGCCGTCACGAACGTCCTGATTCTGCTCGCGTCCGTTACGGTGAGGCGTCTCCTCACGTCGGTCATGGCGCTGCGAAGGGTTTGGCAATTGGTCCAGATTCTACCCGAACCTGGACCAAGGCGCCCAAGGTTCGTGGTAACGCCTGACACGGCGTCAACCACAACAACGTCGGCTGCGCGGTTGATGGAACCAGATAGCCTATCGAGCTTGTAGATCGCCGAGTCTACCTTCGCGAGCGCTTGCTTCGCCTGCAACGTCGTCGCGTCGACAACGCCGACAATCGACAATACGGTATCATAGAAGCTCTGCTCAGTGTCCTGCGGACCAAACACGCTAGGTTTTGGTTTGAGTTTCGCAATCTGAGAATCGAGTTCTAGCGCCGTGGTTTTGGCATACGACATTTCGCTTGTGCTGAACGCAGGCGTCACGCCGTCGTCTCGGGTCTCGATAAACCCAAGCTCTACCGTCTGCCCCCCACGCTCCCCAGCGTTCAGACTGGCCTTCCAATCGCTCGGCTTGCACTTGATGGGGCCGTACAGCGGGTGGATAAGTTCGCCTGTCGTTCTGTCCGCCCACGCGGAGCGCAGCTTGTTGAACGTGCCTGGATACAGGTCTGTCCACGTCTCGTTCTTGCCCTTCGCGATGGTACCAGCAACAAGCACGGCCGTGACGGAATAGACGAACGGGTTGCGCCCGGTGCCTTCCACGAACGCGCCGTCGCGGTCTGCGGCCTTATGCTGCGGCATGTCCTGCGTGCATGACTCCGCGATGGCGGTGACTGGAAACGCGATTCCGCGCCACGAGCATTCTTGAAGGGTCGATAGTACGTCAACCATTTGTCACCGTTCCGTCAGTGGGGACTTGCGGTTTGCGTCGTTCCCGCTAGCTGCGGCTTTCTTTAGCGCAGCCGTCAAAGCGTCGAGACCAGCTTGTGTCTCGGTGAAGTCGAGGTGTTTGACGCCGCCCTTGATGGTCTCTTCCTGTCTCGTAATCTGCTCGTCTCTGTACTTCGACAAGCTATCCTTTACCGTCTGCGGCAAGTCCTCGGTTTGACCACCAGAGTTGACATCGTATGCCGTAGGATCTTCCTGCATGCCTCGAATGATGTTCCTGGCATAGGAGTCAGACTTACCGGCTGCGACCATCTTCTCGATTAGCTTCGCGGGGTCTTCTTTTTCTTCAGGCGCGTCCAGTTTCTTGAGCGCTTCCTCGTCTTGACCAAGCTGCGCCTTCAGCCGCGCTCGCTTCTCCTCAAGTCCAGGAAGCTCTGCGGCTCTCTTGCCGTCTTTGCCTTCAGCCTTAACCTTGGCGATATCATCGTCCACGGCATCAAGCTCTTTGCCTGTTTTTCCGGCCTTCTCCGCCAGCTCAAACTTCTCTTTTTCTTTCGCGAACGCGCGCTTGGTCCGAGTGTCGGTCTCCGGGATGAGCTTCTCCAGAACTTCGGCCAAGGCAAGGAACACGCGAGCTAGCATCATGGCTGCGCTTGCGATCTGCGGAGCCTTGTTTGACAGGCTGTTCACCAGCGTCGAGATTTGAGGCATGAGCCCCATGAGCTTGTCCTTGATGGCGTTCTGCGCCGACGCCATGCGCTCCCCGCTGGTCATCATGACCTTCGTTGCTGCGGCTTTTACGTCGACTTCGTTCATCGTGGCGTTTCTCATCTTCTCAAAGCCGCTTAGCGTCTGCTCGGCTGCGTCTTTAATGCTCGCCCCCTTGGCGAGCGCCTCTTGAAACTTGCCCATGTACTGCATGACGAACGCACTGGACGTGTCACTAAATCCGGCACTCTTGAGCTTTCCAGAGTCGCCTTTTGAGTCAATGAGTACAGCGCGAAGGACGGCGCCAAGGTCTTTGATACCGCCACTCTTGTCGAATAGATCAGCGTGCCGCGTCCTCATCTTCGACGATGCTTCTTTCAAGAACGAGTTCATGTTCGTCAAAGACACGTCTGCCTTGCCGGTGATACCTCCAGTCTGGAGAGCTGCGCCAAGCGAGGAGAGACGGTTTTCGGCACTCATGCTGGACGAGAACCGGCTGTTCTGCTCCATGAGACCGCCGCCAAGATGGGAGATGTCTTTGATGGTGAAGCGTCCACCCTCAATTTGACCTTGGGCTAGCTGCTTGAACAGCCCACCTTGGATGTCCTTCATCCCGGAGTTGTACATGGCGGAAGCGAGGCCGGACAGGTCTGAAATCTCTGCTCCATAACCCTGCGCGAGCATCCCGAGAACGTTCAGGCTATCAAATGCGACCTTTGCGTTTCCGGTCTCGTCGGTCAGCTTGCTTGCCGCTTGCGCCGCGTCCATTGCGTCAATGTTCCAACGCAACTGCGCGGCTCGGCTCTTGTCCATTACCTCTTGGGACTTGATGGATCCGCCTGACGCGTTCTCTAGCTGCACGGCGAACTTCTCAAGAGCAAACGCAGGCTTCACGATGTCGGCAATGAGGTATCCGCCAAAGCTGCTAAGTGCGCTCACGGTCATGTCGATGCCGCTCTTGAGGACGGCGAACGCTGCGCCAGCCGCGCCAGCGGCCTTGATCAAGTTGCCGATGCCTGTTCCGTTGCCAGCGCTCTCCGCGAGCTTGGGGCCGGTGGACGCGCGCTGCATCTTCTCCGCCAAGCCACCGCCCATGGCGCGAGATATTGGACTGTTGGACCTGCCGCGCTCACCAGACATCTTTTTGATGAGCGCAGCTTCGGTCCTGAGTGCGCTGATACGTACCTTTGATGCGCGTTGACCAGCCGCCAAGGACGCCACGGACGCGGCGTCGATCGCAACGATCGCATCATGAACATCACGAAGCGCCGACTTGACAGACTCGGCGCCTTTTTGATGCAGCGCAACAACAACAGGATCCATATTCGCGTCTCACTTGTCCGAGGATTTACGCGTCCGCTCCAAATACTTTACTCTTGCGGCGGTGTACGCGAGGAGGTGTCCGTCTGTGAGTGACACAAGCGGGAGGCCATATACATCATAAGGGCTCTCAAGCCCGCCGATGTGAGCAAAACTAAAGGGTCTTGGCTACCTCCCTTGCCGAGCACCTCAATCCAGGCGTTCATTTCGTCGCTGGACATCTTGGACACGAACGGGCCAACTTCTGCCTGAGTCACGAGGTAATGATCGATAAGCACAGCCGTCTCGTCGGTCGAAAGCTCTCCAATCGCTTCCACGGTTGGGAAGAACCCGCGGAGCTTGCTGTGGTTGACCAGGCACACGCCTGTCATCGCATCCGGCTCGCACTCGTCGGCCCTCTTGCAAGCCCTAAACAGAAGCTCGCCAGTGGAGCGGACGCTTGCGATGCTGGCATAAGCCTCGCTCGCCTCATCCTTTTTCGGAACTTCACCGACGATTTTCTTGTATTGATCGCGAACGGCCTTCTCCGAAGAGATGTTCGCAAGGTTGACCTCTTTTGAGCTCAAAACGCAAATCGCAACCTTCCCGACCGCCACACCGTCGGCGTCGTACCGGGGAAAGTTCACGACACGATGCGCGCGAGGCAGCGTTGTGATTTGCGACCAAAGGTCAAGGGGCTCGATGTCTCTCGGGGGTCCGTTTCCAGTGCTGTTGCCCATAGTCTCTCCTACCTAGGTAACGTCATGTTAAAGAAACCGGGCGCCTCGTGACGCCCGGCATGCCTACGTCACACCCACGCGGTCGGGCCGGTGCTGAAGTTGAACTCCAGCTCCGCCGCAGAACCAACGCCGTGTGTGAAGTTGTCGTCCGAAACGAACCCGATCGCGGTCAAGGTCCGCCCGGCTGCGAAGATGCTGATCTCCGCCTCTTGCGTGTTCGTGATGAACTTGCCAGGATCAAGCTCAAAGTCAGCCGACGGGACGGCGTTCTTGACCGTGATCTTGGTTTTCGGAGCGCCGGGGCTCACGCCAGCCCAGCCTTTAGCGACGGTTTCCACGTCGTTCTGGCCGCTCTCGCGCTTCACCGTGACGGTCGACTCTTCGGTCAGAAGATTGCCGTTGAAGTAGACAATCGCCTTTGTGTAAACAGTTGCCATCGTCTACCTCACGCCACCTGGTCCACTCGCATTGCGAGCTGATCCAGGATGTCAATCGGTTGCAGCGGAACCTTCGCGCCCATCCGCGAACGGTTCGAGGAATCGCGCAAGACCTGCGTCTGCGACTTGATGACGGGAACGTTCTGGAGCAAGTCGTTCCCAGCGAACACGTCCGTCAGGCCGTCAATCATGGCCTTGACAACGCGAGGAGTCGTGACATTGGCACCAGGCGTCGGCTCGTTCTTCTTCGGGTCGTCACCGATGCTCTTGCCGCGGAGCTGCAACGCTGCCTTTGAGATAAGGCCGTCGGCATAACGATCGCAGATCGTTACCTTATGAGAGTCGCGGATACGGTAGTCGAGCACGGCGCCGCTCTTGTAGCGCGTCGTGATTCGCTTCACAAGGTAAGTGCGGCTCCCCTGGACACCAATTGGCGTGACGCCTGCGTTCAAGGCCGCAAACACCTGCGAACGAGAAGGCACGAAGCCCGAGAGCGGCGCTTTGATGTTCCAAAGTTGACCGTCGCTCTGACCGTAGAAGTTGAAGTTGAGCAGCGGGACCGTGGGCGCCTCTTCAAGCGAGTAGACCGCTGCCATGTGCGCAGCAATCTCACACGGCGGCATGTCGCTCTCTTGAAGCCAAGCCACTTCAGCGCGTGCGCCGTTCAGGCTGTCGACGAGCGTGATGGTATTCGCGAGGGTGTCGACCGAACCAGCGATGACACGTTGACGAATGCCGATGACCGGCGCGGCTTGCGCGTTCACTTGACCAAACAGAAGGCCAAGCTGCGTCGCATCATTTGCCGCTGGCGCGATGTAGTAGAAGCGCCGAGACGCGATGACTGGCAACACGGACGAAATGTCGTCGTCTGCCGTGCCGCCTGAGACGAGCGTCGAGACGTTCGGGGTGACGGTGACGCCGGTCCCGGTGAACGGCTGCACACGGGCGAAGTACCGCACGAAGTTGGCGCGAAGGCCCTTTTGTTTCGTCGTGGTCGTGATGACGCCAGCGACGTTCGACGCGGTGACTGGCCAAGAGCCGCGCGCGTTGATTTGAATAACGGCGTTGCCAGCGATGACGGTCGGCGTGTCGCCGGTCGCGAACCCAACGTCAACGAACTCGTCGCCAACGAAGATGCGCAGCGTGCCGGGGAGCGTCGCCGTGCCAAGGATCGTAATCGTGCCAGTCGCCGGGTCAGCGCTGCCGTTCTCAGGAACAGCGATGGCATAGAACGGCGTCGTGGGGTTGATCTTCATGAACCGCACAATCATGCGGTGAAGCTCGGACCCCTCACCAAAGAGCTGCGCCGCGTCGTTTGCAGAGAGCATCGACACGGGCGTATCTGGACCGTACAGCGTGTCGGTCGCGGCTGCGCCGCTCGACAACAGATTGCCAATAACGAGCGCATGATACACGCCGGTTGCGGCACTCGACGGACCTTGCGAGAAGGCCACCTCGACATATTCGCCGGGGACAGGATCGTTCGCGGCGAGGCCGGTAAGAACTACGTCAGCCATTCCTCAAGACTCCACTTCCGCGCTCTTGTTGAGCGCTTCTGGACGCCAAGTGACGCCAGCAATCTTTGCGGTTTGTTCATCGGCCGGGAGCAACGCCCCGACCTTCAGCTCTTGGATGTACTCCGCTCGTCGCGCGACAGAGACGGGCTCTCCCGTGGGAGACCACCCGCCGTTCTTGCCGAGCTTTGGATCGTGTCGACGACCAAGGAAGCGGAGCAGACCGCCTTCAAGCGCTTCGTAGTCAGGCACAAGCGCGGAGCCAGCCGCCAAAACCTTCAACTTCATAGAGGCACGTTCTCCCAAGCAAAAGGCGCAACCGGCAAGTCATTCGCCGGATCGCCGTCCGTCGTTTCAATAGAGGCGTCTACGCCCTCCAGGTCGTCAAGGCCTGGATTGCGCTGCTCGCGCTCCTCAACATTGATAACAATCTCCATCGCCATGAATCGTATGTTGGTGTCGAGCTGCGGAACAGCGCCATACGAGCACGACTTCACGTTGATGTTTGAGATACCAGCGTCAGCAAAGACTTCAGCGTTGTCCAAATAGTCAACATCGTAGCCTTGCTCCGTTCGGTCGACGATGATCGCGCGGACTGCCTTCAGCACGTGCGAGAGGCTGTTCGCTTGCGACGACGTGAGCGCTGGCATGATGTAAACGAGGCGCCATTCGCTCTTCGTCTTGTACCAGCTCACCGTATGCTCCGCGATATCGTCACTCGCTCGGTAGAGCGCGAGGAGCGGGAGCTTGTACGATGTCGACGTGAAGTAAGGAAGCGGGTCGTAAGCGACACACTCCGCAACGATTGCGCCAGTCAGGTTCGCGAGGCCCACGTTTGGCTGGTTGACCAATGCGTCAAAGTACGCGCCAAGGTGCTTAAAAAGCATCGCCTTGTAGAAGGCAATTGAAGCGTCAAGCGCGGGGTCAAGCGCCGCTCTCGCATCAACGAATGGAGCAGCCGCGACGGGAAACTCGACCCGTCCGTGCTTAAATGTTCCATAGTCGGCGATCATGGTGACACCACGTTACCACTCCCACGCATGCGCGCCACTTAGCGCGTCAACTCTTGAACAGCTTGCTAAGCTCGACTGCGACATCGTTGGCTTTGCTCATTGCAACACCGGCCGGCTTCATAAACGGACGGGCACGCGCGGGGCCAACTCGACGAGCGAAGATGGTGCGCCCGTTGATGACGAAAACGAGCACGCCGCCTGCCTTGGCCTTCACTGGTCCGCGTCCGCGCTCGACATAGGCCGCATACGGTGCGCGTGCCACAAGGCGCCTACCATTGCCGTCCTTCTCGACGGCGATTGACTTTGAGAGCGAGCCCTTCGACTTGCTCTGCGCGACCTTCAGACCACGCTCCGCAGTCTTGTCGAGCCCGCGCTCAATAGCCGCGTCGAGCCCGTTGATGATATTGAGCAAGCCGCGTCGCGCGCCGACACTGTTTGTCCTCACGCCGATCATGGTTCGCCCGTCGCTGTCTTCCTGGCAACGAAGTAGCGCGAGAAGTTGGTGTCGACCGTTTGGCCGATCTTCTTGAACCAAGCGCCCGCTGGCCCTGGCATACCAGGTCCGGTGATGCGGTAATACGTCTCCGTTGTCGTGCCGAGCACGAGCGGGTTGAAGCCTTCCACCTCGATACCGCCGTCTGGAAACGTTGGGTCAACGGCTCCGGTGTATGCGGGTGTGAACGGTCCAATCTTGTAGTCGCCGTCCTCGTACTGCCCGCCGCTCGCGAGGATGTCCTCCTGCTTCATGAGGCGAGCCTTCACCCGACGACCTTGAATCAGGAGCGGCGAATCGACGACGGTCTTTGTGCCCTCACCCGATGTCTCCCCCGACCAAGACACGACGCGCATCAAAACGTCATGCTGGCGAAAGCCAAGGTCCGCGAGAAGGACGCGAGCGTTCTCAAAGATGGGTAGGCAGGTCTCTACGAGGGTCGCCATATCAACCGCTCAAAGCGAAGGTCCTTGGTCCGCGACTCATCCACGAACTTCGTTCTGCCCAGCCGCCTGACACGTAGCCGTTCTTGCTGAAGACATCCGAGGCAATCTCGACGCCGAACATGGCGGATAACGCCCCGACCATCTGACGTGCCGCGTCGTTCTGCGCGCTCAAGATGGCAGACGATGACGCAGACGAGGAGCTTGACCCGGTTGTGCCATACTTCACAACGTCGTCAGCGCTCTCTACCTGCTCGATTCCAGCTTGCGAGACGGCCTTATCAATCTGCGCCGGTCCACCCGGATCCGCAGGGTCAATGCCATAGAAAAGCGACAATTTCTTGACAAGTGCAAGTGCGATGTTCGTTGCTGTAACGTCAGCCCCAACGAGAGCGAAGGCGCTCTCAAGTCGCGGGTTGAGGTATTGGAACGAGAACGGATACCCAAGGAAGAATCGGATCTGCGTCTTCTGCTCGTCCGTGAATGCCATATCAACCGTCCTCGTAAAGGTGATGACCAGGGCGCCGTGGCGGAGAGTACCGCGACGCCCTGGTCAAGTCGGATCACATCAAGAGAACTTGACGCTTTTGCGAACGCCGCATTGGTTGGGGCGGAGCACGCGAAGCTGGGGGTACAGCTTCATCATGATCTTGTCTGCGTCACCAGTTTTGGCGAGCGCCTCCATGCGAATGCCGAGCGGGATGCTGTCGTAGCCATCCGTCATCACCATGTCGGTCATCTCATCCCTGCCACCGGGGCCGGGTTCGCCGACGGGGAGGTATTGCACAGACACGGTGGACGTGTTGATGTAGTAGATGTTGCCGTCGGTTGCGTCCTTGTCTTCAACAAAGTTGCAATTATCGAAACGGATGGCGCCCACACCACCCTCAAGCTCCGGCGACGTGATCTTCATCCCATCCGCCGCCGCTGTCTTCATGTTGTAGAAGCGGTTCGGGTCAAAGATCGAAGCCAGCGCGGCAAACGTCGCGGGGCTCAAGAGCGCAAGGTTCGGGCGCGAGCCGCTCGCCTTGTAGATCGAGGCCAAGTCGATACGAATTTGGTCGTACGTCAACGCGGTGGCAACACCAGGATCGATCACGTAAGGCTTCCAAAACGCATTCGCGAGAACCGTGCGGTCGATCTGCGCATAGGTGTTGTTCGTGAGGCCGATAGCCTCATCAAAGCCAACGATTTGACCAGGCGTCTGCCCGCTGAGTCCGGTGTAGAGGCTCTTGTTGAGCTTGTCCGCGAGAGCAGACACGCCGTCAAGAACGTCGCGAGCGATCAGATCGATGTTGCCTTCAGGGGTCCGCGACGTTCGCGATGCGGCGCGAGCGAAACCGGAGACGCTGAAGTTCGATCGAGCTTGCGCCCAAGGGAGAATCGCGGACGTTTGCGAGTCCGTGCCGAAGTTCACCGCGTCGGCGCCTTCACCGAAGAACTCCGCGATTGCGCCGTCGCCTTGCGCGGCCCACGCAACGTTCTTCCCCTCATCTGCCTCTTTGGGGAGCAGCGAGAGCGCAACGGCGCGACGGTTGATTTGCCGGCGAATGTCGCCAGCGTAGTTTTGAGCAAGAACGAGAAGAGCTGCGGTCTGAAGAGCCATGCGTTCATCCTTGGGCGATCATCGCCCTGTCAATCGAGACCCAAATCACGTAGCGTCGCGGCCGTCCGCTGCGCCGGAGTCATGTTGCTGTAGTCCTTTGCGCCAGTTCGCGCCGGGACCTTCTGAGACAACCCAGGGCGCTTCTGTGCTCCGCGCGACGGTGCGGGCGGGGCTGCAAAGAGCGAGCCTTCAGGGCCTTTGAGCCAAGCGTCAAGGCCGTCGTCAAGGTCGAGTTCCTCGTCTCCATCACGGAAGACAGCAGAGCCGTCTTTCTTGATGACGATGCTCTCCTTCAGCAGGCGAATCGCGGGACCCATGGCCTCCGTCTTCACCTTGCCAGCGAGCTTGTCCTTGACGCTTCCGAGAACCTCTTTCTCGTGACCTTTGGCGCGCTCTGCGCTGAGTTCTTTCTTGAGCTTGGTCAGCTCCAACTGAGCATCAAAGCCACGCGGCTCATCGTCTTCAGTCTTTGCTGTACCTTGCTTGCGCGCACGCGGAGCGGGCTCGTCGTCGGCGACTTCTTGCCGAGGAGACATGCCCGCCCGAAGCTCTTCGAGCTTGGCCTCAAACCTCTTCTCGATCCTCTTGACGTGAGACGATACGGCAGCGTTCACACGACGATCAAAGTCTTGCTCGCCGCCTTCCGCCGCGCCTTGCCCTACCTTCGGATCGACATTCGGTTCTGCTTCTGCACCAAGAGCCATGATTACCTCGCCTTTGTCGGTTGCGCACCGTTCGCCCTATCGTTCTCTGACTCACCGCCGAGCGTGCTCGGTTCGCCAGTGCGGCTTTCGCCGTGCATGACGCCAACGGACGCCATGATCTCGTCTTTGATCTTGTCCTTCTGTTTCTGGTCAACGTCACCCGTCAAGAGAGCGTTTGCGATTCGCATATACAACTCCCCAAGCAAGGTGGGAGACTCAATACCAAGGCCCTGTACCTTCGTAGCAGCCTCAACCAGCGCCGCAACGTCGTCAGTCGAAAATTGCGACATGCCTTCGACGGAGAAGGTAACATCGGTGTCTCCTCGCGCGTCCGAGATTAGCTCGTACGTCGCCTCGATAGCCTCGCGCACATATTGAGCGTACCCACGAAGGCACACGGCCTGCGCGTCTTGGTCCGCCATCTTGGACAGGCCAGAGCGACCAAGCGCGCCAGCGCTCGCGTCCGCAGACATTGCCATTTGTTGAGAGACGCGGTAGATTTCGTCCTTTTGCGCCTTCACTTCCTCGCTTAGGACAGAGATTGAGCTGCACTTCGGCTCCGCCCACTCAAACTCGTCTTCTTTGCTGAGTGTGCAGCCCAAGCCACGTCCGATGACGGGCGGCTTGTCTGCGTTTTCGAGGTAGAATACCCCGAATGGGTACGCTGCTTTGCGAAGAGACCAACCAAGGGCGCAGCTTAGGCGAAAATGCTCCAACTGCGCGTCGGATGCGCGGTCCAAGAGCCAAAGGCCCTCGGGCAGGCACAGCGACATAACAGGCACGCACGCGAACCCGTGGTCATACGAGTCGACGCGAGGAACAGCGTCCTTCGGCTTTGGGGGCTTGCTCGGGTCGTAAGAGATTTGGTAAACGTCGACACGATCCTTGAAGTAGATGCGCCACGTCTCGACGCACTTGACGCTTTCGTCTTCTGGAGACGCTCGTCGCATGGTCTTTTCGTAGGTCTTCAGCCACTCGTAGTGACCGTCGTCGTCTGACTCCCAATCGGTGACGCACTCGGCGTCGATAGCGCGGAGTGTAGCTCGACCAAGGCCGCGCTCGTTCCATTCGGTCTTGGTCACGGCGGGAGCTTCGCTTGCGTCGCGAGGCAGCTCAACAACCCAATACGCTGCCCGCTTGATCAACGCCTGCGTGAACCTGTCCTTCATGAACGCGGACAAGTCGGTCCCGTTGCCGTCGCAGTCCTCCTTTAGGTCGCTGTAGAAAGCGTCGATGTTGGTAGCGTGCTCACCGTCAACGGAAGCTCTCACCGCGAACGATGACGCGAACAGCATCGAAGCATAGAAGTCGACAATCGAGCCCACGTAGGGACGATATGATGCAGCCTTAACACGCTCCTCGTAGACCTCTTTCGTGTCAACGGCGTTCGATGGCAAGAACTTGCGCACCATGGACCTAAACCTCTCGCCACCTTGATACAGAGCTTGGTAGCGCGAGAAGAGGTCTCGCTGGCATTCAGAGTGAAGAGATCGGAGAGAGCTGAGAAGCATCGGATGACCTACGATACACGAGCGGACGGGGTTGACAACCTAACGTGTGAGTTTTCTTCTCACACCATGCCACGTACCGTCCTTTTCAAGAGAACGGCGGTCAACGCCCACACGAGCGCGTCCATTCGGTCGGGACTTGTCGAGTCTCCGGGGCACCACGTCGTCATCTGCTTCTCCAGCTTGGACATGACATCAACGAAGATGGCGCGGCCCTTCTGGACGAACGGAGAGACCTTCATCGCTCTTTGAACCTTGCCGGTGTCAGCGTTGACTCCGCGGTGTGCAACGTGTAGCGCGCCGCGTTCTTTGAGCGCGTTCCTGATAGCGTCCTTCACCATGTCGCCGCCGAAGTTTGTCTCGTACACGATGCAGCCGTCCCACTTCAGCGCGGCCATGACGGCGATCGTCGCCCACTCCTCGGTTGACGCCTTCTTTGAGAGGTCCTCAAGGACGTAGGCGTTATTGTCGGCGCCGAGACCCACAACAACGATGCCGCATTCGCACGCGCTGCCCTTGACAGAGCCGCTTGGGTCGATTGCGACCGTGACCTCGACAAGCGCCATCCTTCCGCCGCTCTTCGTTGGTACGGTCCACGTCGACCCGCTCTTGATTGCTCCGCCGCGAACTCGGCTCTCGTTTATCCAGGACGCCTTGAACGTCGCGCCGCTGTCGTCGAGTCGCAACATGCCGCCAAGCTCTTGAGCGGCAAAGTCGCTGTCCTCGTAAATGTTGTTGAGCGTCTCCATGAACCCGTTGGCAAGGTTCACCGCGTTGTCGTTTGACTTTCCAAACGTGACGACGGTCCTCTCGTCCTCAAGAGCGTTGATGCGTAGCAGCGTCACCCTTGGCGTCGTCGTGAAGATTGCGCGCGGGTTCTTGCCAAGACGAAGACCGGCTGTGAACAAGTGCCACATTTCTTCGATGTTGTTGAACGCCGCAAACTCGTCGAGCCACGCGTAGTCGTGCTGCGGGCCGCGCATCTGCTTTGGCTTCTCAGACGTGTAGATGAAGGCCGTGGCGATGACGTGCCCGGCTTTGCTGAAGTACACGCACCTGTTTTGCATCACGAAGCGAAGCGATATCTCTCCGCCTGGGGGGAACACGGACATGAGCCCGCTTTCTCCCTTTATCATCGTCGCAACAACGTCGTTGTATGTCGGCGCGACGAGCGCGATGCGCTTGGCTTGACCCGTTTCTACAACGTGACGAATGTGCTCCGCCGCTAGGCGTGTCTTACCAAAGCCGCGACCCGCAAGGATAAACCAAAACTTCCACCCGTCGGGATGGGACATGAGGTCAGGCGGCGGCGGCTTCTGCGTTGGTCGAGCGTTAAAGTCCCACTCGTAAGGCAGTCGCAGTTTCGCGTTGGTCGATAGCGACTCAAAGAACGACCGCAAGCGCCCAGCCTTGCGCAGAGCTTCGCACGGCGAATCGCCAGGCGGTTGCCATAGCGTCTTTGGAACGAAATAGTTGCCATCACCAGCGGTCAAGACTCGTCTCCAATCTTGAGCTTGTCGCGAATCTCTTGGATGGCGTTCTCGCGATCTTCACTGTTGTCTTGGTTGACCACCTTCAACAACTGCGTCAGGGCTTTTACGCCTTCTAGCTCAAGTTTCGTAAGTTCAACGAACATCTTCGCGCTATTGCGCTCGTACTCCGGTATATTATTGTAGATTTCTGCACGTTTAGCGCGAATGTCAGCTATGAACGCATATAAGTTGCGCAGCTCTGTCGCGTACGTCGTCGAGAGGCTCGCTTCCGTGTCTTTGTTCGCGAGACGCTCATCCCTGTACGCCTCTACGCTCTTCAGACTCACGGGCACGCGATAGCGCCCTAGCACCTGGACGATGGCGGACGGGCTTGACCCGCCACGGATCATGTCTTCCGCGATGGTGCGAATGTCGAGCGGAATCTCTCTGAACACTTCGGCGTCAACTCGGCTCTCAAATGACACCGCGCATCCGGGAATCTCGGTCTGCGCGGCGCCTTCGAGAGTTTGCGTCACCTCCCCAACGGCCTCTTTGATGGCGGGGAGGCTAACGCTTGTGCCGCGAGCCTGAAGGGCCTTTCGGATATCGGCCGGAGTCTTGCCGTCGTCGTACATTTCCCGAACCTCTTCTAGGAGGTCATCGGGAACTCTCGAAAACGGCCGTCCGCCCTTATTGCCATTCAGGTTTCGCTCTCCCATGGTCTACCTCACGGAACGATAGGGCAGTAGACGGACTCGGGAACGCCGTCGTATTGCTCTTGGCACGCGACGCCA